AAAGAAAGTAACGAATCGAAACTCGCGTGAATCCGAAGCTCACGATAATAATCTTCGTAGTAAACCATGGAGGCCAGTTAGAAGCTTAGAAGCTCCACCTCCACCACCGGGTATGACCTACAGGTGGATTAGGAGTGCAATGCTTGGCGAAGAAGATCGATCTAACGTATCAAGACGTATCCGTGAAGGATGGGAACTGGTTAAGTTAGAAGAACTTCCTGCTGAATGGCAGCATATGTCAACCGTTGAGGTAGGCAAGTCTACTGGCATTATTAACAATGAAGGTTTGATTTTGGGCAAAATGCCCACTGAGATGGTCGAACAACGTAACGCTTATTATCAACAAAAAAACGTAGATCAAGTGGAAGCTTTAGATAATACAGTTTTCAATGATGCGCGCAAAGATAATCGTTACGTCAAATACGATCCTCAAAGGGATACCCAAGTGACCTTCGGTAAAAAATGATAGGAGTGTATCATGGCTAATAAAGATGCCGCTTTCGGCATGAAACCAGTCAAAATGATTGGTGGAGGCCCTTACACTGGTGGACAGAGTCGATATCGTATAGCCGCGAACTACGGAACAGCAATATTTCAAGGCGATATGGTAGCTCAAGTCACTGGTGGAACCGTTGAGGTTCACGCTGATGGTGGGACTGTTCCCATTGTAGGCGTATTTAATGGGTGCCAATTCACGGACCCTACAACTGGCGAACAAGTGTTTAGCAACCACTATCCCGCATCGACAAATGCTTCGGACATAATAGCGTTTGTTATTGACGATCCAAATGTCGTTTTCGAGATACAGTGCAACGCAGCGTTCCCAATTGCAGACCTGTTTGGTAATTTTGACATTGTGTATACGACATCTGGTAATACCACTACTGGTATTTCAGGTGCTGAACTTAACGTCTCTGACGGTGGAACTGGAACGACGTTGTCTGTTAAGGCAATCGACATTACAGAAGACCCGGACAACGACGATGTCTCATCGGATGCAACCAACGTATACGTTGTAATCCAAAACCATATATTCGGTGCGAAAAGTGCCGGGTTAGCTTAAGGAGGTTAATTAGATGGCGATTTCAAGAGCGCAATTAGCCAAGGAATTAGAACCCGGACTTAATAGCTTATTTGGAATGTCTTACGACTCTTACGGGGGTCAGGAATATGCTGATATCTTCAGTGTTGAGGACAGTCAAAGAGCATTTGAGGAAGAGGTCTTAATTACAGGCTTCGGTAGCGCACCGACAAAAACAGAGGGAGCAGGGGTTGCTTTCGACAATGCAAACGAAGGTTTTACTGCAAGGTATACGCACGACACTGTCGCGCTTGCTTTTGCGTTAACTGAGGAAAGTATTGAAGACAATCTTTATGATTCTCTTGGTAAAAGGTATGTAAAAGCACTTGCACAATCTATGGCTCACACCAAAGAAGTGAAGGGCGCAGACGTACTTAACAACGCATTCAGCTCATCTTTCACAGGTGGCGATGGCGTTTCTCTAATCAATACAGCTCACCCACTTGCGGGTGGTGGAACTGCTGCGAACAGAGCAACAACCATGGCAGACTTGAACGAGACTAGTCTCGAAGATAATCTGATTGATATTTCCACTTTTACTGATGACAGAGGTCTAACGATCTCAGTACAAGCTACTAAGCTTGTGGTTCCACCACAGCTAGTGTTTGTTGCTGATAGGATCCTCAACTCACCCGGTAGAACTGGAACAGCTGACAATGACCTAAACGCGATTAGAAATACTGGCGTCGTTCCGGGCGGTTACACAGTTAACCACTACCTAAATGACCCTGATGCGTATTTCTTATTGACTACGGTCACTGAGTCAGGTGAAGGCCTTAAGATGTTCCAAAGAACACCAATGGAAACATCAATGGAACCAGACTTTACGACTGGCAACATTAGATATAAGGCTAGAGAGCGTTATAGCTTTGGTTTCTCTGATTGGAGAGGAATTTTTGGCTCGCAAGGTGCTTAATTGAACCAACAGTAGGGTTTATTACTCAACTACTGAGAAAGAGGGCTTCGGCCCTCTTTTTTTATGCCTAAATACATATGTACAAAAACTTGCACACGGACACGGTAATGTGTATATTAACAATATAGATACGCAATACCGGAGACAAAAATGGAATTGAAATTAGATTGGTCAGCAGAAACGGTCCACACAGATGGTCGTTTTATTAGCACTGCCAAGCCTAACTCAGACTTTTGGCAGGTATGGCGCGAGCGTAAAGCAGCAGTCAAGGCCGCTGGTTACTCTGTACGCAAGGTCGATGACCAGTGGGTAGTTACCCGCCTCAGAGACAACGATCAGGCAATTGCTGATTCTCAGGCTGTCGATGCAGACATTGAGATCCCGGTCCCGGCTGGACTGTCTTATCTGCCGTATCAAAAAGCTGGTATTGCTTATGCGACACAGCGCCAATCTACGCTGATTGGTGATGAAATGGGCTTGGGTAAAACCATACAAGCTATCGGCGTGATCAATGCTACAGCTCCAAAAACTGTTTTGGTTGTTTGTCCAGCTTCTCTCAAGATCAATTGGAAGAACGAAATGACCAAATGGTTGGTTTCTGAACGAGACATTCAGATCGTTAACGGTGGTGGTTAGCAGATTCCTGAGACACCTGACGTGGTTATCATCAACTACGATGTGTTAACTAAGCACCAAGATGCAATCAGCGCACGCACTTGGGACCTTGTTATCATGGACGAGGCGCACTACATCAAGAATCCAAAAGCCAAGCGAACCGGCGTTGCTGTAGGAATCAAAGCAAACCGCAAGGTTGTATTGACCGGGACACCAATTACAAACCGTCCTATCGAACTACAGCCGATTGCCGGTTATCTTGACCCTGTTACTTTTGGTAACTTTTTCAAGTTTGGTCGTAGATATGCGAGCGCATACAAAGACAGATTTGGCTGGCATTTCGACGGCGCATCTAACCTAGATGAGCTGCAAAGACTATTGCGTCAGTCTTTTATGATCCGCAGAAAAAAGGATGAAGTATTAAAAGAGCTACCTGAAAAGGTACGTCAGATCATCGTGTTGCCAAGTAACGACTATAGTGACCAGATAAAAAAAGAGTTTGAGACTCTTGCAGATGCGGTTACAGAAACGTCCTCAGAAGATGTAGATTTTGAACGTATGTCAGGTGTGCGTCACGACACTGCTTTGGCGAAAGTAGCTGACGTAGTAGCTCACGTAGCCGATATCGACCATCAAGTGGTCGTTATGGCTCATCACAAAGACGTTGTTGACGGCATCAAAGAAGGCTTAGAGGCAGCTGGTAAAACTGTGGTTACTCTGACAGGCGACTGCACGCAATCTCATAGACAAAACTCTGTGGACACTTTCCAAGCTGGCAACGCTGATGTGTTCATCGGTACCATCGGAGCTGCGGGTGTAGGAATCACCCTGACTTCTGCAAGTCACGTAGTGTTCGCGGAGCTTGATTGGGTTCCCGGTAACGTGTCACAGGCAGAGGATCGTTGTCACAGAATCGGTCAGGACAGCTCAGTGCTAGTACAACATCTGGTTGTAGATGGATCAATTGACGCTAGGTTGGCTGAGGTGCTTGTGAGCAAGCAAAAGGTGCTAGATAAGGCTCTAGACAACGTGGTTGAAAATAATGTCAGTATTGAGGAGATAGCAATAGATGTGGAGTCCGTGGAAAAAGTATTCAAAAAGTCGCCTAAGCCTTTGCCTGCAAATGTGGTGGTTGCATTACAGGATTTTGTTTCTGTTGTTGCGGGTGTGTGTGACGGAGCGTTTGAAGAAGATGGGGTTGGTTTCAACGGGACAGACAGCAATTTCGGCAAAAGCCTTGCGGGACAAGATCAATGGACACCAGCCCAACAGCATGCCGCAAAAACCATGATCAAAAAATACAAAAGACAGATTGTGAATGCTGGTAGAGGTGAGGCCTACCAAAAAATTTACGGATAAGAAAGGGCTTCGGCCCTTTTTATTTGTTTTTAGGTTTTTAGTGGTATACTGACAGAGTCTCTATGGCAATCGGATGGGCCGGTTGCTGGTCTAATTTAGGAGGACTGTAGTATGACAACACACTTTACAAGCGGAGTTACTAATGTTTCAGCTGATGGAACACTTGGTAAATTAAAAATGCCCGCACCCCAAAAGTATCATAGTTACTTCAATGATTTTGATACTTATCTAGCGTCTGATTGGACAATTACAACAACTGAAGGCGGATCCGGCGATGCCAGTGAAGCTTTAGCAGATGGCGATGGCGGCTTATTGTTAATAACAAATGATGATGCCGACAACGACAATGACTTTTTGCAACTGGTCAAAGAAGGCTTCAAGTATGAAGCTGGCAAGCAGTTAGCGTTCAACATGAGGTTCAAAACCAACGATGCAACGCAAACCGATATTGTTGCTGGTTTGCAACTTACGGACACAAGCCCGTTAGATGTTACCGACGGCATCTTCTTCCTGAAGTCTGATGGCGCCACAACTGTCACTTTCATCGTTGAAAAAGATAGCACGCAATCTACTTTGGATTTGCCAAACGCTTTGGCTGACGACACTTTCATGACTATTGGATTTGTTTATGATCCAAAAGATCAGAAGTTTCACGTTTTCCAAAACAACGTACTAGCTGGCACGGTGGTAAGCACTAATGCTCCAGATGACGAGGAGTTAACCGTATCTTTTGGTATACAAAATGGTGCTGCCGCTGCGAAAACTTTGACCGTTGATTATATTGGCGCACACAAAGAACGCACTGCGGTAACTGAACTGTAGGAGGTGAGATATGGCTGATGCTGTAACTACCCAGACTATTCAGGATGGCGAGAGAAATCTCGTCATGCGGTTCACCAACGTGTCTGATGGCACTGGCGAGTCAGCAGTTAAAAAGGTAGATGTATCTGCTCTAGCTGCAAACTCTGCCGGACC